TGACAAGTAAAGAATTTGTCCTTTATTAAGTTTTCTAGAAACTCTAATCTATACTCACTATTCATACTTTCCCAAAAGCCTTTGGGCATTGGCATTTTTTTTAGCATAATGTACCTCACTTTCTTTGCTATATAAAAATGATGTTAAATTTATCTGTCCTTTTTGTCAACATTCATTCTAAAGATTATTTCTTTTTTCTTTTGATCTTTAATACTTTGACAACAATCCCAATCTTTAAGCAATTCATTTGCCAACTCTTCTTGATGATCTCTGACAAATGACAAAGACGAATTAGACTCTCTGACAAGTTGAGTAGGTTTAGGATAATACCTACCAACCTTGTCAAACTCTTCTGCTCTAGGATCATCTTCGTATAGTTTCTTCACTAGGCATACTTCTCAATATGTGTGCTATGACATCTACACAGAAGCCATTACCTAACATTTTATATCGTTGTGTCTTTGACAAGTCTTTGATGAAATAATCATCATTAGTTTTGTTGACATTCTCATCAGTTTCAAAGTCACCAAACATTGTATAGTCATCAGGTAGTGTCTGTAGTCTTTCACACTCTTTAGGTGTCAATGCTCTCCAATACTTATCTGTAACAACAAGATTGTCTTTTTGTACTGTTGTCAACGCTCCTGTTTTTTCATCACCCCTAAGTTCTATACGTTGTTCACGTTTGATATCTGTATTATAATCATCACGTTTACCTGTTTTAGGATTGATACGTCTACCTATCATCTGACCACAGATAACTTTAGGTTCTCTATTACCACCATTCATAGTATTTAATGTAGGTGCTTTACCTTCTCTTGCATAGACACGTTTAAGTATGTCATGCCCTTTGATATCAGCTATACCTACTTGAATACACCTATGATCATCAAACACTAGTTGTCGTCTGTTCTTGACAAAGTATGAACGTAGATTGCCACCCTTCCAATAGTTTGCATCAATACAAAAAGATTTATCTCTATCAACAACACCATCTTCAACAATGTCTTTCAAGAATATCTTCTTATCTTCAGGTAACTGACAAGTCCAATTAAACCAATAAAGTCTATCTCTCTTTTGTCCACTGACAAGACTAGATGGTATCAACATAGGTTCAACACCCAACTCTTGTGAGATAATATCTTGATATTCTTTTTTCATACGGACATTTTCCAACAGAAAATATTTAGGTTTTATCTCTTTTAGTTGTTTAAGCCAAGTGAAGAACAAATTAGACCTCTCACCTTCAATCAAGCCTTTACCCTTACCACTGAAGGAAACGTCTTGACAAGGTGAACCTGCTATCATTAAGTCTACCTGTTTCATATCTTTGTAGTTGACATTGTTTATGTCACCTAAAAACACACTATCAGGATAATGATATCTAGTTACTGCATTACAGTACTTGTCAACTTCACTGATGTACATCTTGGTTACTTTTCTATCTGCTCTATCAAGAGCAAGATGACCACCACTGTACCCATTGAAAGCACTATACACTATCATGTGCATCTCCATCGTAATTCTCTTCTTCATCAATAACACGATAAGACTTCCAATCTTTCTTATTATCTTTTAAATACTGTTTCATTTCAGTATACGTAGAAAAATATTTGTACCTACCAAAGTTTACACTGTTTACTGGATATGACATATCGTTTTCATTATTTATCCAACGAATAAAATTATTTTTACCTATAATTTGAAACATTATTTTTTTATGATGATCATACACATGAAAATGATTATTTAAATAGGGCATTAGACTTTCCCCTTTTTCTTATCAATATACAAACGAATACATTTAGACTTATGTAGTGGTTGTCCATAAGTATAGTTTCTCCAACTTTCACCTTTGGACAACTTATCTTTATCTAGATATTGTCCTCTTGCTTTCATTGTATAGCTTTTATTATTGAGATATATTTGCATCATCTGTACAAACCATTTTCCATAATGATCATTAGGTATGTTTGAAAAAACATATCTATCCCCAATAGTTTTCTGTTCATCATACAAACGCATAATGATTGAACGTAGTCTAGATACTTCACGTTCTAACTTAAATATTTGGCTAGTTAATGCTTTTGGTTTATTCTTAACTTCTTCTTCTAATCTTTCACATTTATCCCATAACAAGTCATAGGCATCTTTGTGAACATAACCTTCTTTTTTAAATATCATAATACTTCTCCTATAAAGTTCTATAAAGATTACATATAGAGATTACAATAACAATATCTCTATAGGTCTTTTAAGTACAGTTTATCTTTTTTCCTGTCAAACTTTTTTTTATCTTTTTTTATTTTTGGTTTAAATAATTTATTTTTATGTAGTTCTTCAGCTATTGGATTTCTTGGCTTTAACACACCATTCCAAAACATATTTGAAATATTTTTTCTTCTCATATTGACAACCTCACCATATTTAAATTATACACATGATATCCATAGTGGCAAGGGAGTAGTTGTGGTAGACTTAAAATTTTTAAACATTGGGTGTTTTTTTATACCTTTCTACCAATGTTTAGCCATAACTACTTCATTTGTTTTTCTCTATTATCACTGTTGTCGTTATGGATGACAAGACTCCTCCTATGGATGTCAACGAAGGTAGAGTTATCGCCTTCGTTGACATCGAAACAGATTCACTAGATGCTACAAAAATTTATGTGTGTTGTATAAAGAGGACAACTGACAAACAGGTACAAGTGTACACTGATCCTGACAAATTTAAAAAAGAAACAACTGACATTGACAAGTTCATAGGACATAACATCATTGACTTTGATGCTCCTATACTTGACAAGCTTTGGGGAACTAATCTGACAATCGACAAGATATATGACACTCTTGTCCTATCTCAGATACTTTCACCACAAAGAGAAGGTGGTAATAGTTTGAAAGCTTGGGGTGTTAGATTAGGTTTTGACAAAATATCCTTTGACAACTTTGACAACTTCTCAGAAGAGATGGTGACATACTGTAAGAATGATGTGTTGTTGACAGAAAAACTTTATAACAAGCTGACAAAGGACAAAGAGGAATACAAATTTTCTGACAAGTCTATAGAACTTGAACACAAAATTAGAGATGTGATAAGACGACAAACAGAGCATGGCTTCTATTTGGATGAACAAAAAGCACATACTCTGTATATCGAAACAAAGTCTAAGGCTGACAAAATTAAGTCTGACATTCGTATGCAGCTAAAGCCAAAGCCTGTTGTTGACAAAGAGGTCAAGGTAAAATTTAAGAAAGACGGAAGTATATCTAAGATTGGTTTACGTGGACATGACATTAGTGGTGATTGCACTTTGTTTAAATACCAAGAGTTCAACCTAGATAGTCCAAAGCAGATAGTAGAACGTATGAATGAATTTGGTTGGAAGCCTGTAGATTTTACACCTAAAGGCACACCAAGAGTAACAGAGAATAATCTGGCAACACTACCTGACAATGCTCCTGAAGTTGCAAAGAAGGTAGCTGAATGGAAGATGCTAGAAACAAGATGGAAAACAATTAACAGTTGGCTTGACAATCTAGGTAAGGATGGTCGTGTACATGGTAGAGTGCAAACTCTAGGTACAGTTACAGGTAGAATGAGTCATTCTGATCCTAACATGGCTAACATAATATCAGTGAGAAAACCATATGGATATGAATCAAGGTCATGTTGGACAGTTCAAGATACATCAAGATACTGTCTTGTTGGGATGGATGCTCAAGGTTTGGAATTACGAATGTTGGCACATTATATGGGAGATCCGATTTACTCCTCTATTGTTGTTGATGGCGATCCACACACAGAGAATCAAAAGAAAGCACAGTTACCTACAAGGGATATGGCTAAGACCTTTATCTATGCCTTTCTATACGGAGCAGGAGTTGCCAAGATTGGAAAAATCGTCAACGGAAGTCCTGCTGACGGCACTGCACTTAAAAGGAGATTTCTAAAAAATTTACCAAGTTTACAACGTCTGATTGACAAAGTACAAACTGCTGCACAAAGAGGACATATACGTGGACTTGACGGAAGAAGAATATTCATAAGACATCAACACGCTGCACTTAATACTTTACTTCAAGGTGCAGGTGCTATTGTTTGTAAACAATGGAGTATTTTTATGGATGAAGCAATTCAGCGTGAAAGACTAAATGCCCATTTGGTCAACACAATTCACGATGAACTACAGTATGAAGTTGACAAAGATCATGCAACTCATATAATAGAACTTGCAGATAGCACTATGCAGGATGTAGGTAAATTCTTTAATATGAGAGTTCGCCTTAATGCAGAAGCTAGGCAAGGTAATAATTGGGCAGAAACGCACTAACAAAGAAAGTGAGGTATTTATGATAGTACGTGGAAATGCAATGTGGGCAAGTGTATTTGATAAGAATACATTGTCTGATAAGTATCAGATTGATATTTGCAATCTTGATAACAAGACTGTCAAAGAATTAGAGAAGGCAGGATTGAAAGTGAAGTCAGGTGAAGGTGATAAGGCAGAAAAAGGTAATTTCATTACTGCTAAGTCTACTTTCCCACCAAAGGTTATGGACAGAGCTAAAAGGTCTTGGGATGAAAATATCAAGATTGGCAATGGTTCTGCCGTAAAGTGTAGTGTTGATCTATATGAATGGTCAATGAACGGAAACAAAGGTGTTTCTGCAGGGATTAAAGCCGTCATGGTTACTAATCTCATTGAGTACACAGGCAATGATGAGTTGGATGCAGAGGAAAGTATTGAAGACGAACTGTGAAAACCATCGACACATTAATTGATGACGTTGTAGATTTAGCTGAAAAAGGTGTAGATGTAAAACGTCACCAATCCTCTATCGATAAGTTCTCAAAGAATATGAGAGAGCTTATCGAAGAGTTTTTAAGCAAGAAGGAAAAGAGTAAAGAAAAGTTTAGACTACGTATGTCTGCTCTTGGAACTCCTGCTAGAAAACTCTGGTATCAGAAGAATACAATAGATGATCTCGACAAGTTTAGTGGAAGTCATCTTATTAAATTCTTTTATGGTCATATGATTGAGGAACTTGTCTTGCTCTTGGCTGAAGTGTCAGGTCATAAAGTTGAGCATAGACAAAGAGAACTGCATCTTGGTGAAGTTAAAGGGCATCAGGATGCAGAAATCGATGGAGTGTTAGTAGATGTAAAATCAACATCTGCTTACTCCTTCGATAAATTTAAAAATAGTAAATTATATGAAGACGATCCATTTGGATATATAACACAGATATCTGCATATTCTCAGGCATCAAAAAATAAAAGTGCAGCTTTTTGGGCAGTAAACAAACAAACTGCTGATATGGCTTTGATGCACGTTGATGAATTACATTTAGAGGATGCAGTTTCTCGTATTAAATATCTAAAGAAAGTATTAGATTCTGACGTTCCACCTCAAAGATGTTATGAGGAACAGTTTGAGGGAAAGACAGGAAATAAAAAACTAGATAAGAATTGTACGTTCTGTTCTTTTAAACATGAATGTTGGAAAGATGTTAACAATGGTGAAGGTCTACGTGTATTTAAATATGCAAGGGGTCGTGTATACTTAACTCACATAGAAACTTTACCCAAAGTGGAAGAGGTACTATAGATGTCAGATATCGTGGAATCACATCTACCCTGTCCTGATTGTGGAAGTTCAGATGCTTTAGCAAGAAACAATGATGGTTCAACCTATTGCTTTTCATGTTCTACACACACAAAGGCAGACAATGTAATTGAAATGTTAAATAATTTAACTATAAGAAAAAAAGAAGTAATGTCTTTACATAAGAGAAAAATACAACAACAGACCATAAAAAAATATAATGTTGTTGAAACAAAGAACTCTATAAAGTTTCCCTATTATGATTCAGACAATGCAAGAGTTGGCTATAAAGTTCGTAGCACAACAGAGAAAAGATTTTCGTATGAAGGTATTACAAAGAAATCTTTACTGTTTGGTCAGAACCTGTTCAATAAAGGTGCAAAGTATATAACACTAACAGAAGGTGAGATAGATGCACTGTCTGCTTTTCAGATGCTAGGATCAAAATATCCATGTGTGTCTTTACGGAATGGTGTGTCAGGTGTAGCAAAAGATATAAGAGAAAGCTACGATTGGTTGATATCATTTGATTGTATAGTTATTTGTTTTGATGATGATGAAGTTGGTAGACAGGCAAGTAAAAAGGCTGCAGAACTTCTATCACCAAAAGCACGTATTATGCGTATGTCCTATAAAGATGCTAATGAATATCTACAGAACGATGAAAGCACAAGATTTACTAGAGAGTGGTGGGCAGCAGAAGCACCACAACTAGAAGGCATAGTAGCAGGACATGATTTACTTGAAGCAGTTATGGCAGGTCCTACACTGCCCTCTTGTCTGTATCCCTATGTTGGTTTGAATGATCTGACTTACGGAATAAGAATGTCAGAACTTATCACAATAACTGCAGGAACAGGTATTGGTAAGTCAAGCTTTTTACGTGAGATAGTATATCATATGCTGAAAGAAACACAGGACAACATAGGACTGATGTTTCTTGAAGAGGATGTAGCAAAGACTGCAAAGGCTATTACAGGACTTCACCTCAACAAACCAATACATCTACCAAAAGTAGAATACACAGATGAAGAACTGCGAGAAGCTTTTGATGAAACAATGGGAAAGAAACGTATTTATCTGTTTGATCACTTTGGTTCTAATGAGATAGATGAAGTTGTAAATAGAGTAAGATACTTTGCTAAAGTTCTTGGTTGTAAATATGTAATTATAGATCATATAACAATTATCGTAAGTTCACAACAGACAGGTGATGAACGTAGAAGTCTTGATGAAATAATGACACGACTACGCACACTTGTACAGGAGCTGCAGATTTGTTTGATGATAGCAAGTCATCTAAGAAGACCTGCCAACGGATCACATGAAGAAGGTGGAGTTACATCTTTAGCTCAACTACGTGGATCTCATAGTATTGGTCAACTTAGTGATATTGTTCTTGGCTTGGAAAGAAACGGACAGGCAGAGGACATAGAAGAAAGACATACAACACGTGTCAGAGTTATAAAGAACAGGTTCTCAGGTCTAACAGGTCCTGCCTGTGCTTTACGATACAATAGAGATACAGGTCGTATGCTTGAAATAGTAGATGATTTTGAAACAGAAGAAGGAGAGTTATAATGCCTTTTATACTTCAATCAAAAGTAACAGATCTTGACATAACAGATAATCCTTTGGTGTACTATGTATATCCTGAAAACGTAGAACGTGTGGGTGGTTCAGAGTTTACCAAAAGATTACGAAAGAATGTAGATCAATGTTTACCTTTGGTTATAAAACAGAAAAGCTTTAAGACTAAAGATTCATTTTGGCTTGATGAAGATTTTGATTTCGCAAGAAAACACTTTACAGAAACACAAGATATGATTAAAGTTAAAATGAATAAACATGAATCAATCGTAGTGTTCTCTTTGGATAATCTATATGCAGAGATGGATGATATAAAGAAACACTCACCAATGTTCCATAAGTTCATATTGGATCAGATAGCTTTTATGAGAGATAGGTGGAAGCCACGTGCAGTTTAGAAGTGGATTTGAAAAAGGCTTTTCAAACTACCTAAAAGATTTAGGTGTAGAGTATACGTACGAAGGTAAAAGTATAGAGTACGTTTCTAAACCTAAAAAATATAAACCTGATTTCTATCTAATTGATCAAGATATCTACATTGAAACAAAAGGATACTTTGATCAAAAGGATAGAGTTAAGCATTTGCTTATTAAAGAACAACACCCAACTTTGGATATTAGATTTATCTTCATGGATTCAAGTTTAAGAATAAGTAGATTAAGCAGCACGACTTATGCTAAGTGGTGTAAAAAATATAACTTTCTATTCGCAGATAAATTTTTACCTGACGA